GGCAGCAAGAGTGCGTGAACTGGAGGAGGCGCAGACAAAAGCCGCCGAATCCGACGACGAGCGGTTTACCGCTGAATTCAACGGCCTGCTCAGTGAAGCGGACGGCGAGGGAAACTCGCTCTATCCGTTCATCCGTGTTTTGGCAGGTCCGATGGCTACGGTTATCGAGAACGACTCTGACCGTTTCGACGGACTCAGTATCAGGGATCGGTTGGCAGCCGCCTATTATCAGGCCCTTGAAGATTTTCCAGAGCTTACCGCGATCTACATGACCGCACCAGCATCGGAGACGAAGGTTGACGAGCCTGTCGTCAAACCGGTGGCGGACTCTAGTGGAGAAAGTGAGCGCTTGGCGAAGCTTGAAAAGGCCGTCACTCCAAAAAGCCAGGCTCCGGCAATGGCGTCCGCAAGTTCCGCGTCGGATGACCCGTTCGAGAAGGCTTTCCAGAGTGCGAAAAAACAACTCGGAAAACGTTAACAACAGGAGCAACTTGCTATGGCAAGTCCTAATGCCACGTTCGACGAATTGGCCTCGCTGACGATTTCGAAGTACTCGAAGACTCTGCGGGACAACGTTTAACACTGGACGTTGTAAAATCGGGTGAATTGTTCAGGGACACCCTTAGAGCCGACAGCACCACAGCGTGGCCTGCAAAGGCGAGCGCGACGGTTTGAAAAGCTGGCGGATTGGGTAATCTGCAGGGAAGCCTGGCTGGGAACAGCAGGAACCTTCAACGACTAGGTCATGGAGTCCAGAACGGACGGTAAAGGCCCACGAGCGCCCGAGCTTGCACCTACGGCAAGCATAATATAGTCTGCTCTTACGCGAAAGTGTAAGAAGTACCGGATAAAGAGCCGGTACGGTAACACAAGGTCGAACAACATCCCGCTCTATGCGTTCATGAAAGACGCAGGAGCAATCGTAGAGGAAGACGGCGGTATTTACTTGCTGGAAAACCTCGACTACAACGATAATGAGACGTTTAACACACTCGGGCGTCTATAAACCTTTCCTGGTTGGCTTGGAAGTGCTGGCAAGCACGACAAGGGGCAAGCAGCGGAGAGATCCGCGGGCAGCCTGAACGACTTAGCGGAAAGGCCCCTAGTATTGGGGGAATCGAAAGTCTGAACACTGGTATAATGCAAGATCTGAAGCCAGTGAGGGAGGGTCGAAGAACTCTCCCCGCCGCGTAAGCGGTCAGTAGCGCTCCGTTGGCGTGAAAGTAACAGAATGCACATGGTTCAACGGCTACGAGGAAATCTCTATCACGCCGTCTGAATTCGCAACGACGGCTCATTTCGACTGGAAGGAATGCGCAGGGAATGCTGTCTTCAGCGCCCGTGAAGTTGCTCAGAACTCCGGTGAGTCCAAACAGCATGATCTGGTCAAGGGCAAGGTCAAAAACCTTGAGCGGACCATCATCAACAATGTCGGCGCGGCCTTGTTCCATGCCGGCACCGAGAATGACGGCAAGTCGTTCGGCGGAGTGCAGTACGTCATTCCGGACGATCCGACAACCGGCACCGTTGGCGGCATCAACCGAGCGACTGCGGGCAACGAGTTCTGGCGTAGCCAGTTGGTGGATCTTAGCACCGAGTCGATCACCATTTCTGCGACGACCATGCTCGATGCGATGGAACTGCTCTATGTCCGCTGTACGCGCGGCATGGACGTGCCGAATCTTTGGGTCAAGGGCGACACCTACTGGCGTTATTTCGCCGGGGCCGTGAACGCCAACCAGCGCTATATCCGCGAAAGCGATGCGCAAACCGCGAAAACCTCGTTCCCATACTACTTGTTTAAAAGCGCGAAGGTTTTCCACGATCCAAACTGCGGCGCAACCCACAGCTATGCGATCAACAGCGAGTACTTCAAGTTGAAGGTGCACAAGGATCGCAACATGACCCCGGATAAACCGCGTTACCCGTCGTCGCAGCGTGCAACCGTCATTCCTATCGACCTAATGGCGAACATCGTATGTGGAAACTCTTCGCTGCAGGGAGTCATGATCGCCTAGCTTTCTTGTTCAGGCGTTATGAAGACTTGACTTTTGATGTGTTACTCTTGAGTTCCGGCAAAAAACACTTCGCTCACGTCTTAAGGCGGAGCGGGCCGGTTGAGAAAATCTTAAGCGAGCCTGTAATGCCTGGGCGTGGAAGGAAAGCTGATCCGACATAAAAGGATAAATTCCAATGGCTTACCAAATCCTTGGGAACGTGGTCATCTCGCAGCCGATCGCGGATACATCCACGACCCAGAAAGAAAAGCTTGGACGCATCGTCCAGGCTGTCGACCCCACTTACGGGGTTGGCGAGTTCATCTATCTAACCGGCGTTGCCTCGACGGTCGTAGGTTCGATCGTCAACTACGACGCCGTTTGGGTCACGGCATTGCACACCAGCGCGCTCGATAAACCGAGACCGCTGGCTGTCGCAATGTCCGCGAACGTTGCCAACCAGTACGGCTGGTATCAGATTAGCGGTCAGGCCGTCGTAGTCAAGGACGCTGCGCTTTCATTGGGCGTTGGCGAGGCCATCGGCGCAAGTTCAGGCGCTGCCGTGGTTGTGGCGACGGGTTCGATCCTCAACGGCATGTGTGTGGCGGCGCTCGCTTCTGCGACCTCTAGCGTCACATCCGTCCGTGTGATGATTAATAGGCCACACGACACCAGCGACGTGTCGTAAGTATCACAGTATAGAGGCGGCTTTCGGGCCGCCTCTCCTCCCATGGTTCCGGACTGAAAATTTGCGTGAAGGATTAAGATTACTGATGGCTGCCCCAAAATTCGATCTTTGCCAGTGGAATTATCAGAGTCCCCACTCGGAAAAACCGTTGCATATCCCCGTGGTCGTGCTGTGCAATACGCCGGAAGAGGAGATCGAGGCTAATACTCGCGCCAACACGGCCAGAGATTTGCGATGGCTCAGCGCTGCTGAGCCTCATGACGGAGTTGCGGTATTTGTCGGCGGAGGCGCTTCGGTCGCCGATCATCTCAGCGATATTCGTAACCTCGTAGTTGAGGGCGGAACGATATTCGCGATCAACGCTGCATCGCAATACCTGCGTAAGCAGGGCATAGCCGTCGATTGGCAGGTGACATGGGACGCCAAAGTGGAAACCGCAACACTGATCGATCCGGAAGCGCGCGGGCATCTGATCGCGTCGCACGTCAACCCTGCGACCATAGATAGAGTTCCCGATCCGTTAGTGTGTCATAGCGCAGCGCATGCAAAAGAGGAATGGTTCCCCGCAATCAAGGTAAGGCGCGGCGGTTACGCCCTCTTGGGCGGAGAAGCATCAAGCGGGCTGGGGGCGCTGTGCGCGGCGTTCTGCCTTGGCTTTCGCAGGATGGAGATATTTGGTTACGACAGTTGCCATCGGGACGGCCAGAGCCATGTATACCACCAGCCGATGAACAACGGTATCCCGGTGATATCGTACCAGTGGGCTGGTCGATCGTTCCAGACCTCGATCACAATGCGCGTCCAGGCCGAACGGTTTCCGATCGCGGCGCAGGCGCTGAAGCAGGAAGGCGCAACCGTCAACGTCTGGGGCGACGGGTTGCTGCAGCATCTTTGGCGCACCCCGCCGGAAAACCTCACAGAACGCGACAAGTACACACGGATGTGGCAAATCGATGCCTACCGCACATACTCGCCTGGCGAGGTCGCCGCCCCCGCCTTCCTAGAACTCGTCAAAGTGGAAGGAACAGGCCCGGTGATTGACTTTGGCTGTGGTACCGGCCGCGGCGGTCTGGCGCTTGCCAAAACCGGAATCGACGTGATGCTGACGGATTTTGTTAGCGGCTGCCGAGATCAAGAAGCTCTCGTCCTGCCGTTCATCGAGTGGGATCTGACGCGGCCGTGCCCCTTGCGCGCGCCATACGGCTATTGCTGTGATGTGATGGAGCACTTTCCTCCGGACGATGTTGAAATCGTCATTCAGAACATCATGCAATCGGCCGAAACCGTGTTCTTCCAGATCTCGACGGTGGACGATAGTTTCGGAAGGCTAATCGGGCAGCCCCTGCATCTCAGCGTGCATCCACATGACTGGTGGCTTGGACTATTCGGCGAACTCGGATTTGAAGTCCGTAACGCCGTCAACAACGAAAATGCATCCATTTTTATCGTGACGAGAAAATCGGCGCTAGCAGCTTAAAGAAAGGGCTGAGACGATGACTCCAATTGACAAAAACAAATGGTTCGATGTCACCGACAGCGGGTCAAAGAACGACCAGGGTGAAATCTTCTTCAATGTCGAGGCGCGCTTCGGCGATCATCCAATTATCGATGTGCATGCCAGCAATATAGCGCGGCACGCCGTGTATTTCTATGGCCCGGTTCTGCATATGCGCGTCAAGCGGACATCCCTGAACGTAAGCGCGATCAAGAACTGTTATTCGGTCGTCATGCGCTTCGACAAGGGCGCTCCGGATATTCGCATCGAGCAGGGTATTGCCCCGAACGGCCAAAGCGTCCCGTCAAGAGTTGGCAAGGAGGGGATGGACAAGGAGGCGTTTAATCGCGCCTGCAAACTCATCGCCCGCTGCTGGGATGCATGGGAGTATTATCAGAAGTTCCGTAAGGCCGCCGTCACCGAACTTGAGCAGGAGGCCGTTGCGATCATCTCGCAGTCCCCGAACAAGGTGAAGTCGCGGCTCATGGTTGACCGTGAAGGCAAGATCATGGAAGTCGACCCCGTCCGTGATGACGAGGCCGAGGACGAGCCCGATTTCACGCCGGAGGCCGGCTCGGAGATTATCGAGAAGCCTTCCGCTGTGGCCGCAGCGAAGCCGAAAACCCGCAGGAAAGCGGCGTGAGTGAACTGGACAAGGTCGCGGAACTTGTAAACAGGCAAGCGCGCGAGGCTAAGCTTGCCTACGACATTTTTCGCGGCTCATATAGAGCAACTGAGGTTCCACACTGGAATGATCTGCCCGTGTGGATAAGGGATGCGTTGATCCATGCTCACAAGTTCGGCGAGATCAACAATGCGTGGCGAATGAAGGATAGACGATGACGCTTAATTTGCTGCAAATTTGCACTCGCGGTCTCGACGAGATTTCGTCATTTAACGTTCCAAACAACATCATCGGCAATAGCGACGATACCGCCAAGACATTGCTGGCGGCAGCCTACAAGACGGGCGAAGAGCTGGTGCGCGAATTCGACTGGCAGGAGTTGAGCAAGACGGCCACGGTCAACACCGTGGCCTCCACATCGCTTTACGATCTGGAAAGCGACTACGAACGCATCGCGCCGGATACGATGTGGAACAATTCCGAGGCGCGCTATATGCGCGGCCACACGACCCGGCGCAAATGGGCGGCGATCACCAACGCCTCGGTCTATTCCAGCTTCACCTATGACTGGCGGCTGAAGGGCGGGCAGATCCAGGTCTTCCCGACGCCTTCCAGCGTGTTCACGTTCAACTATGAGTATCTCTCCAACATCTATTGCACCGACAGTGCTGGGGTCGACAGGGCGGACGGCTGGGTCAGCGATACCGATCTGCCGACACTGCCGCAGGATCTCTTCATCTACGGTATCCGCTATTATTTTGCCGACAGCAAGACGCTCGCCAACGCCACGAAATGGGGGGCGGAATATTACGACCTGATCGACACGCGCCAGAACACGGATGTTCCCGGCGAGCGCGTCAACATGGCGGCAAGCGTCAGAGCGCCGCGCGGCCAGTTGCGCCGCATCAATATCCCTGACATCATAACCGGTTACTGATCATATGCGCCCGCTTCCGGCCAAGATGATCCGCCTTCTGCTGAAGGCGCAGAAATTCGCCGTGCTTCAACAGGTCCGCGGCCAGTCCATCCCGATCCCGGCCCCGACCGAGGGCATGAACACCCGCGACGGCGTGTCGAGTCTGAGCCCGACCGAATGTCGATCGCTGCGCAACATGCTGGCAGAACGCGGCAAATGCGTGATCCGCAAGGGCAAGACCTCGCACCAGACGGTTAGCGCCGTGTCGTCGATCGGCATGATGTTCACGCATGAGGGCGTCAGCGCCAATGTGATCCTTGCGGCGGCCGGCGGCGAGATTTACAATGTTACCGGCACCCCGTCAGCACTGACCAGCAACACTTACAACAGCGATGTCTGGTCGGTCGTGCAATTCAACGACACGACGATCGGCGTCAACGGGCAAGACACGCCATGGGCTTATGATGGTTCGACGGTCGGCGCATCCGGCCTCTCCGGCTCCGGGCTGACGATCACCAATCTGCGCACTGTCCATGTCGTCGGCGTGCGGATGTGGTTCACCGAAGTCGCCAGCGCCGATGTCTGGTATCTTGCGCCCAACGCCATTACGGGCGTACTGACGAAGTTCCAGCTCTCACAAGAGACCAAGGGCGGCTACTGCGTCGGCATCTACGAATACGGACCCCTTGCGATCTTCATTATGTCCACCGGGGAAATCGTCACCTATCAAGGCGATCCGGGGACGGATTTCGCCCAAGCAAAAACCTATCAGGCCCCGATACCGGTGGGGTACGATCCGGCCATAGACGTCAATGGCGAACCGGTGATCATGACGGACTCAGGGCCGCTGCCATTCGAGGCGA